GGTTTAGTATCCCAATGCTGTGCTCTATCTACCTTTTCAGGACATCTTCCGTATTTACGAATAAATGAAGTCTCTACATCATTCCGATATTCTACCAGTGCTGCAAGAAATTCTTTATTGTTAACGTAATGTTCTGACCTCTTTCTTTTGGTCATAATTGCCGTAGTTATCATAAATTCTTATCATTATTATGTAGAAAGTATAACACTTCTACTAATACTTGACAAGCTTATTGATTTTGTGTACAATAACCTTTGTGGAGGTTGAAGAGTTAAATTAGCTACTTTTATAGAGCTTCTCTAAGAGCTCTTTGGCATCATTGACATTGGCAATGTATCCCATCTCACGGCTAATCTTTGGTTTGTTTCTACCTTGATTTCCACTTTCTCTTACATAGTTCTGATAGATGCTAATCATTTCAATATCATTCGACTCAGACATTGTAAGAATATCTTCTAAGTTAATTACAAACAAATCTTCAGTGGTTGTTTTTAGCCAAGGTTCTACCTTGTAACCAACAACATTTCCTCTTAGTTTGATTTCTCCAATTATAATTGGATTTGTTACTAAAAGGAAAGTTTTGTCTTCCTCTTCAGACGCTGCTACTTTAGCAAATATTTCTTCGCCTGTTTTTAATTTTACTGTTGCGTAAAAGTCATCTTCTATTCCCATCTTTTTTTAGTTGTATTGTGATTATTTCATAATTAAAGTTTTCTTCGTTATAAATTTTAATTCTTTCTATAAAGTGGTTAAGGGTATAGTTTCGCTTGGACTTGGTTGAACAATCATCTGAGATGTCGTACAGAGTTGCTTTTACTTTGTCTTTTCCCTTTCTAAGAACTCGTCCAATGCTTTGAAGATTTCTGATTCTGGATTTGCTAGGTGAGGCGAAGATAACATTATGGAGGTTTTTAATATTGATACCAGTAGAAAAAGTTCCATAAGAGGCAACAATAATTGCGTTGTTTTCTCTTTCTGTAATCTCTCTGACTAATTCTCTTTCTTCAGTATCGACTCCACCGTGTATAAAAAATACCTTACGGTCTTCACCTTTATTCTTATTTATCTTTTCATAGAGTATAGCTCCGTGTGCCTCAACACGACTAAAAAGCACAAGTGTATTTCCTTTAAGATCTAGACTAAGATTGGAAATAAATTTATTTCGTTGTTCGTGTGATATTAAATATTGTATTTCCTCTTCATAGGTCTCAAACTTTTGTGGTGGATGTTTGAGAACAAGACATTGAATATCCAATTGAGACAGATGTCCCTGTTGCATTAATTCATCTGTTTTGGTCACTTTGTATGATGGGCCAAACAGTCCTTCTAAGACCCATTTATGCGTCTGTGTGCCGTCTAAAGTTCCTGTGAAACCAAATCTATACTTGGCATGGTGTAATTTTGTCATTATAGATATTAAAGACTTGCTCTTAAACAAATGAGCTTCATCTCCAATTACTACATTGTAATCTTCAAAGAAAGATCTTTCCAACTTATAAACAGATTGCCAGGTTGTAATTGTGACTGGAGCATTATTAGACTTTTCTCGTCCAGAGTAGATACGGTGGCAATATGAGTCAGCATCCCAACCATAATCTTGAAAATCCTTATACATCTGCTCTACAAGAGATGTCGTTGGGACAACTAAAAGGATTTTTTGTCCTTTGTTCGTATAATATCTCACGATTGCATAAATCATCAGAGATTTGCCGCTCGCAGTGGGGCTTATCAATAGTTTTCTATTGTGCTTTAAAGCACCATATACTCCCTCTATTTGATACTTGCGTGGAGTGTGAGAGCAGATAGACTGCATATAGTCTTTAACACCCTCATACGAAATCTCTATGTTTTCCTCGTAAGGAGTTCCGTAGAATTTATTGTCTTCAAACTGATAACTATATCCGTACTGCTCACAAAAATTGACAACCTTATCTAACAGTCCAACATAAATTTGTTTGGACCTCATATCATAAAGATGTATTTCTCCATTCCAATACTTACTGCGATATTGTGGCATAAACTTTGCACCAGGGACCTCAAACTTAAAGTGGTCCCTTAGTTCATACTCAATATGTGGTTCAGTATTGATTTTTAGAAATACTTCGTTGGATTTGGTTATGACAAGATCAGTTGTTCTCAAAATATTCCATATCTCTGGGAATATTTATCTACCCCAATCCAGAGTTAAATCTCATAAATTCAATTGCATTCTTAATTTGATATGTGCGGTTCTGGATCATTTTGAGAATGCTTTCAATGTAAACAAGCATCGTATCATAATAATCAATCTTTAAGCAGACAGTAGAAAGTTTTTCGTCCGCATCAAGATACTTTTGCATTGTGTCTTTATCACGAATCTTTTTGGGAAAGGGGTTATCTATGTAAACATCGGGATCAGCCTTTCCACTAAAATATTCATAACGTTCGTGTCTAATATTTTTTCTTTGCTGCTCTGCTTTTTTTCTTAGCAAGAAGATGGTATTATATAATTCAAAATATTTTGCATGGAGTGCGGGAATATTTGTTGACTCTGTATGGAGATTATCCATATCAATTTTAGAATCTTTTACCCACATCTCTTGAATAGTATCAAGATCAATGCTCATAGGGGAGTGCCAGACAGATTAGATATATTGTAACTAGTATACTTGAAACTTACGTCTGCTGTAAAGTATTGGATATCCGTATCAGTAGCATCAAATGTCAGAGTTGTCAATGAATAAGGAAATAGATCTTTAAAGTTGACATTGAACTTTGCAACCAAGTTACTACTTAAGATTTGTAATGTTCCATCTGAATAGATGTTCTGTCTATCTTTGGTATATCTACCTTGTAAAAGACCACCTGCTTCTAAATCCCTAAACTCTTGAACTTCTTCTGGATATCCAAGTCCTCGTATCCAGTTTTGAATTTCCATAAAGTTTTCGAGATTTTCATCAACAAGAAACCTTAAAGTCAAGTCACCAAAATCCATCTTATCTCCTGGTGTTGGAATATCTCGGAGATAGTTTGGTTGATTTGCAATACCAAGATTTAAATCTGGTATGTTTGCCTGATTACAAAAGAATGCAACTTTAGGACTTCTCTTCAGATTAAATTTAAAACCTGTTGGAGCAAGAAAGTTTCTATTCTCAATTTGGGAAGGTCTTCCAGAAGCCATATCAAGAAATAATTAAATTAAACCACTCTTCACTCATACCTTTGATAATATTGTCAGCAGCATCCTTGTCCTCTGCATAACCTTCAGAAATCAGGTGCTCTACAACCTTTTCATAATTTTTATATGCTTCTTGAGTTTCTCTTGGTGTTGGTTTCATAAGATTATTACTCGTTAATTATATTTAGATAAAAAAAGAGGGGTCCGAAGACCCCTCCAGTTAACTCTTGTGAGTTTAGATCACATGAGGTTCTTAACTGCAACGCGACGATAGTAGCGGTTTGCATTGATGTTAAGAGCACCAAGACCCTGGTTGGTTCCTTCTGCGAATGGGTTAGCAACCATACCATAACGGGTCTTAAATCCGATTTTGGGCTGGAAGCTGTTCTCGCCAACGGCACGAACCATTTGGAGAGGAACATATGGGCAGTAGAACAGACCTGCGTCATAAGGTGAAGAACCCTTATAACCGACGACATAATACTGGTTACCACCTGTAGGAGCAGCATTACCTGCGGTCAGGTTTGCAGAATATGGGTCGATGTAGACGCGATACTTGCCTTGGAGAACACCAGCGAAGGTGTTACCAGTGTCATCAACGTTCAGGTTAGCGTTGAGTGCAGGGGTGTAATCGAGAACACCAGCCATGGTGAGGGCGGATGCAACGTCTGCAGAGCAGAGGATCATGTTGCCCTTCCCGCGACGAGTTCTTTGTGCGATTGCGTTAGCATCGCGCTCGATTTGGAACAGGAGACCCTTGAACTTCTCAACTGACCAACGACCGTTGGAGTCGATGTCGAGGTCGAATACACCAGCGGTAGCGGTGTTTTGAACAGCACCTTGCTCAGCAACCTTGTAGATGGTTCTGATGACTTCGCGGTTGAT